AATAGAAATCAATACACCTGTCAAACCCATCTCACCACTTAAACTTGAAGAGTCAAAAAAGAAGTTCGGGGCCGTTATAAACCAAATGAATAAACGATAAATATCGTTTTTGAATAAATAATGTTATGAATACTCTTATCAAGAATTTACCAAAGGGGATTAAATAAATGGCACAATTAACAAAAGAAGAACGTAAAGTCCAAAACTTAACTGCGAGAAAAGGCAGAATTCGCAGAATTTTCTCCTTGTTTGGCAGACAGCCCGACGCGGCCGAACTCATCAAAAAAGAGGACGTAGTTACCCCGTATGCAAGTGACGGATTATTCGGAAGGGGCGACTCTACCCTGACTCGACAATACACCGATTATGTTTACGGTTCCTATCTCGTTAAACACGCATCGAAAGAAAGAGTCCGTGAATATTACCGAATGGCGGCCGATCCCGAAATCAATTACGCATTGACTGAAATTGTCGATGAAATTGTGCAAGAGGACGAAGACAAACGACTGTTTATGATGAAATTTGACGAAGATGTCAGTCAGCCAAAACGTGATATTCTGATTGCTGAATTTCGTGATTTGGTTATTAACCGTTTACGTTTAGGGGATTTTAACACAGTTTGGAGTTGGGTTTATAAATGGCTGGTTCAAGGTGTTATTCTTTTCAAGATTAATTTCTCTTTGGATAAAGCATCAGGGGTGGAAAGTTTAGAAGAACTCCAACCTTGGCTGGTTACGAAATATATGGCAGAAAAATCAACCCATAAAGACGAAAGCAAACAGGAAGGGGAAAAAAGATATTTCGTTGTTAAAGACAATGAACAAGCGGAAGAGGGATACAAATATCTTGAAGAAGAAATTCTTCGTTTAGACTGTGATTATTTTTATGATGGTGAATATTTTTCTATTTTGGAATTTGCCAAAAAAGATTGGCGCCGATTGAATTTGATCGAAGACGCAACTGTTATTTACAAATTGTCGCGATCTCCCCTTCGCCGAATATTTAAAGTTTATGTCGGTAAAATGGCACCGAAGGATATCGAACGTTATCTTTACGATTTTCGTCAGAGATTAAGAGAGGATATTTCCTACGATAGTGAAAAAGGCGAAATTGTCGGATTCAACCCGATTACGATGCTTGACGATTATTTCTTCCCAGTAATGGAAGGTGGTCAAGAATTATGTACTGTTGACACCGTTCAAGAAAAAGATATTGCGTGGGAGTCAATGGATGAAATTCGTTATTTTTTGGGAAAAGTTTATCGCGCAATGAAAATTCCTATCGGCCGCATGAATATTCCAAATGCAAGTGCGGAATACACAACCCAGTCAACAGGTAGTCGTTCTGGTGAAATTATGCGCGACGAAATTAAATTTTCGAAATTTATTAAACGACTTCAAGGAAGATTTATCGAGCAGTTCATTCAAGAGTTATTTTATCGACATCTTTTTTTCCGTGGACTGATCGACAAATTTAAACTCAAAAAACATCAGGTTCAGGTTAAATTCAGTTATGTTAATCCATATTCAGAATTGAAAGCAGCAGAAGTCGAAGAATATCGCATGGGCGCTTTTGCACAATTGAATGGAACGAATCCGTTAATGTCGTTTATTTTTCTTGCAAAGAAATATTTGAAGTGGTCTGATGAAGAACTCCGTGAGAATTTCCGTTGGTTACAGAAAGAGCAGAAAATGTTAACAGGCATGGGCGGTGGTGAAGAAGGCGCAGCTGGCGGCGGTGGCATGATGGGCGGAGGTGGAATGGGAGAAGTGCCGTCAACAGGTGAAGAAGGTGAAAAAACACTCGAAGAAACTCCACCGGAAGAAGCGGCAGCAACAACAGGAACCGAAGTAGCAGGTGGCGAAGCGACTCCCGCAGCACCAGCAGCAGGATAATAGGATAATAGGAAAATATGTCAATAAAAAAATATTTTACAGAAGAAGAAAAAAAATCGGCACAAAGTAAAAATCACAAAAAATATTATCAAAATCATAAAGAAGAAAGAAAAGAAGCTGGTAAAAAATATTATCAAAACCATAAAGACGCAATGGGCGCTTACCAGAAAGAATATTTAAAAAATAATAAAGAAAAAATGAAAAAATGGAATAGAGAATATCAAAAAGATTATCAAAAATTAAAAAGAAAAACCGATATTAATTTTAAAATTCTTTGTGGATTAAGAGAAAGATTAAACAAAGCAATACATAATAATCAAAAATTAGGGTCAGCAGTCAAAGATTTGGGGTGTTCCGTTCCAGAATTAAAAATTTATCTAGAATCCAAATTCCAAGAAGGAATGTCTTGGGATAACTGGGGGCAAACGGGTTGGCATATTGACCACATTAAACCCCTGTCCTCATTTAATCTTCAAGATAGAGATGAATTTTTAAAGGCAAATCATTACACAAATCTTCAGCCGTTATGGGCAGAAGAAAATCGAAAAAAATCAAATCATTTTTGTTTTTCCCATAAATAAATATTGAGGAGACTTACAGATGTCTAGACAAGTTCTAATGGAAACCGTTTCGCAAGTTAAGCCGACTATTGACAAAAAAAATAACGAAGTTTATTTCGAAGGAATTTTCGGATTGGCGGGTAAGCGCAATCTCAACGGCAGAATTTATCCGTTAGCAGTTATGGAAAAAGCCGTCAAGGATTACAATAAGAATTTCATCGAAGCAAAACGCGGACTGGGCGAACTCGATCACCCTGAAGACGCTTCTGTCAATCTTCGCAATGCCGCATTCATTATTGAAGACAACCTCAAAATAAACGAAAAAGGCGAAGTTATGGGGAAGGCAAGAATTCTCGAAGGCACGCCAATGGGCAATATCGCCGCAACGCTGATGCGCCAAGGTGTTATCATCGGGCTTTCTTCAAGAGGGTTGGGTGAGATCGCCGAAAAGGAAATCATTGACGAGGAAACAGGTGAAAACGTCAAAGTCAATGAGGTCAGCGATTTCAGCATCGCCAGTTTCGATTTGGTCAGCGAGCCGAGCATTGGTAAATTCGTAAATCCTGTAAAAGAAAAAGAAGCAGTGGAAAAACCAATAGAAAAACAAGTTACAGAAAAAAGATGGAACGCTGCAGATTTAATTAATCTTAGCGAAACACTTTTTGATTGGGAGGTTGAATAACGCGAGATGGAGCATTTGGGTCGTCATTTGTTAGCCGAGCTCTATGGCTGTGAATACGACCGGGTAAACGACATTGCTCACGTTGAAGAAGTTATGAAGGAAGCAACAGTAATCGCAGGTGCCCACGCCGTCAATTCTCTTTTTCACAAATTTGGCGAACAAGGCGTTTCAGGAGTGGTGATTATCGCCGAAAGTTATTACGGGTTTCACAGTTGGCCGGAGTTGGGATTTGTCAGTCTAGATTTGTATTCCTGTGGAGAAACCGTTGACAATAATAAAGCGCTAGCGTTCTTAATTCGCAAGTTCGGTGCACAGAAATACTCCGCATCCGAAATGCTGCGCGGTGACAAAAAAGAGATGATTAAATGAACTTTTTCAAACGCAGACAAATAGAGAAAAATGATTATTGGGGATTACTCTCATCTATTAACCTTTACGATTGCGACGCCGACTCTATTCGAGACGCAGACTACATTAAAGAATTTATTGTTAAACTATGCGACCTGATTAAAATGAAACGATTTGGGGAAACGACGGTTGTCGATTTCGGCGATGATCCAAGAGTTACTGGCTTTTCAATGACGCAATTAATCGAAACGAGTTTAATATCAGCACATTTCGTAAACCAAATCAACGCAGTTTATTTGGACGTTTTTAGTTGTTCAAAATACAATCCGGAAATAGTTATGGAGTTTGCTAAACATTGGTTTCAAGCAGAAAAGGCAACCATTTCCGTTACCATTAGGAAGTAATATGCCGTTAACAAAAAAAGGTAAAAAAATTCGTAAAGCGATGCATAAGCAATATGGAAAAAAGAAAGGTGAAGAAGTTTTTTACGCATCGGCAAATAAAGGGACAATTAAAGGTGTCCACGGAGAGGATATTGATAAATATGCTACGGAGGAGGAAAAGGAAATGTTAAAAGAAGATATCGAGAAATACGGAACCAAGGAAGAGATTAAGGAATTGTTTGGATCAAAAAGAAGAAAAGAAATACATTTAAATATTCAAAAAAAATTACAAGATACGTGGGCTGAATACTCCAAATCAGACCCCAGGATGTACCAAATTATTGCCAATGAATGTGAATTCAATTCTGGTGGGGATGATCCTAATTGCATCGTGGGGATAGTTTATGGGGAAAGTAAACTAGACGCTCTTAATAAATACCGAGAAAATAATGGCAGCAAACCAATCACAACCCCAGAAGAATTAGGTGATGACCTTTCTTACGTGCATGCAAAACCCGGATTAAAAAAAATAAACAAAGAAGATATCGAAAAATACGGAACCAAGGAAGAAAAGCAATTCCTGAAAGAAGCAGGAGTTTATGATCTTCCAGTTGATCCTGATTTTACCAGAAAACGGCTAGCCAAAAAACAATTAAGAAAAACTTTGGGATCAGAACCGTCTGCTATTGAAAAAGATTTAAGTAATCGTAGTGGAGCGCACGGCGAAAATTTTCTTTCCCCGTTCGATAAAGCAGGACAGCCCAGACAATATCTTAAAATTCTTTTAGCATTAGAGGACAATCCAGAAGGGTTAACGAAGATGGAAATTCTCAACGATGTCTTGGGTAAAAATTTAAGCAAGGAACAGGCAAGGGGTTGGGGATCATCGGGATTATGGAGCCCTCTTTTAATGGCGGGGCTTCTCGATTCTGAAAAAGACGGCAAGGTAACTAAATATTTTACTGGCCCAAAATGGCCTGAATATCGAAAGAATGTTTTGGGACTATCTGATAATTTTGCAGAAACCGGAGAATAAAAATAGCAAATAATGACATTTTTAACATAGAAAAATGAATAAAAAAGAATATCAAAGGGAATATAACAGAAATCATAAAGAATATCAAAAAGAGTATTATCAAACCCATAAAAAAGAACGAAAAGAGTATGCTAAAAAATATAATGAAAATCGTAAAGAAGAAAGAAAACAATATGAAAATAATAAATTAAAAACAGATATTAGTTATAAACTTTCTAAGAATTTACGAAATAGATTATACATAGCAATGCGTGATGGTCAAAAATTAGGTTCTGCAATTAACGATTTGGGTTGTTCTATTCCAGAATTAAAAATATATTTAGAAAGTAAGTTTAAACCGGGTATGACTTGGAAAAATCATAATATTTATGGCTGGCATATTGACCATATACGACCTTTATCTAAATTTAATCTCGAAAATAGGGATGAATTTTTAAAAGCGTGCCATTACACAAATCTTCAGCCGTTATGGGCAGAAGAAAATATTAAGAAAAATAATAAAGAATATTAATAAAAAACATAAATAATACTTAGGAGCAACTAATTATGAAGAAAAAGTTGACTGAGAAGCTGAATACCATTAAAAATTTATTTGAAAAAGCAGGTGTTGAGCTGGACGACAATCAGGTTCAAGCGTTCGCAACCACGTTTGAATTGCAGAAGAAAGAAGCAATTGCCGAAGAGGTTAAGCCTTTGAAGGAAAAATTAGAGGAATACCAGAAACGGAATTACGAGTTGCAAGGCGCATTGGAAGAGTCAAAACAGTTTAGTGATAAATTTGAAAAGTTATTCGAGGAAAAGGCAAAGGAAATCGCAGCAATCAAAATTCCTGACATCCCGAATATTGAAGCAGCAATCTCCAAACCTTTGACGGAGAAGCTAACTCAGTTCGAAAAGAAATTGGCAAAACTTGACGAAGCAGTCAATAAGATGAATGAGAAAATTCTTCCCCTGAAGATGGACGATGATATCAAGAAGATCAACGCCGTCGGGAATGTTTTCTCGAATTACAAGGACGTATTCGCCAAGCATCTGGTTGACATCGAATCAGCAGCAGTCAAGAAATTGACCGAAGCGCTGAAAGTCGCAGAAAAGAAGGTAGTGGACGCTGAAAAGAAAGCAGTCCACTTTGAAGGACAGGTCAAAACAGAGAAGGAAAATACAGAAGTTACGATTATGTTGGAAAATTCAGTTTTGGATAGACAAGAGAAAGAACACTTATTCAAATATTATGAAAAACTAGGTTTCGAAGAAGGAAAAAGCGAAATACAAAAGTTTATCGAGATGAAAGAAAATAAAGAACGAGAGAAACCCGTATCACGCTCCTACGTAAGAGAAGGCGTTGGTGGTGTAAAACCAATGAATGACACCGGGATGCTACAGAAACGAAGGCTGCTGGGCGAATCTACGTCGTTCGCTTCAGAAATAGAAGAATGGGCCATTTCAGCAGGCGTTGACAAAGCAGAAAAAGTCTAAAGGAGGCTAATTTATGTACGGAGCAGGTGAACAGAAAATTAAAAGGCTCAGAGAAAAGTGGTCTAGGCTCTTGAAGGGAATCAAGAACGAAGAGACCGCAAACACAACCGCAATTCTTCTTGAGAACCAAGAAGGCGAAATGCGGACATCATTGCGTGAATCTACCACATCAGGTTATGGATTTACGCCAGGTGTCTCAGGTGGAGACATCGACAAATTCCCAAAATTGATGATCCCTATGGTTCGTCGTATTATGCCGCAGTTGATCGCAAATGAGATTTTCGGCGTGCAGGCAATGGAAGGCCCAGTTGGTATGGCATTTACCCTTCGTTGGGTTTATGGCTCGACCGTAACCTGGACTGACCCAGTTACCGGCCGTGTTTACACAACGACCGCTAACGACCAGGCATTTATTCCTGGCACAACTTCGATGAACCCAGTGTATTCAGGCGATTACAACAACGCAACCTACGAGGATGCAACCGATACCGCAGCGGCAAACACCGGTGGTTTCGGACTTCGTAATGACCGTGGTGAAATCGTTTCCGACTTGACCTACACAGGCGCAACACAAGCAGTTCCACTCGGCGCACTCGGCGCAACCGCCAACCCATACTCAGAAGGTCAGTTGAAGATCATCAATCGTCTTATCGAAGCAAGAACAAGAAAATTGAAAGCAAACTGGTCGCAAGAAGCGGTGGATGACATCAAGAAAGTGCATTCACTCAATCTCGAACAGGAAATTGTTGATTTCTTGTCCTACCAGATTCAGGCAGAGATCGACCGTGAGTTGATCCTCGCCGCTTACAATTTGGGAACGACAAACGGCCTATTCACATGGGATATCGCAAGCACAGATGGTCGTTGGCAAGAAGAAAAGTACAAGACTCTTTACCACGCAATCGTCAAAGCGCTCAACTACATCGGTCATCAGACTCGGCGTGGTCGGGCAAATTGGATGGTCGTGAGTTCAGAAGTCGCATCGATCCTTTCAGCAATCAAAGCATTCGACTTTGGTGCGGCTCAGCCGGTTGACGGTTTTGAACCATACGAAGGCGGAGAAGGCGTTGTGTTCCTAGGCACGGTGGAATCCGGTAAAGTGAAAGTATATCTCGATCTTTATTGGGAAGCACCCGCAAACAACGTTGACAAAGAAATCGGTTACATTTTGATGGGTTACAAAGGCAAGAAGAGTTTCGATTCCGGTATACTTTTTTGTCCGTACATTCCTGTCATGATGATGAAGACCATTTCGCCACACGACTTCCATCCATTACTCAGCTTGGGTTCGAGATACGCAGTCGTAACTCAGCTCCTTGACACAGAAAAATACTACGCGGTCGTGTCAGTTCGTAACAGCGCTCTCTAAAATTTAGCGCATAAATAAAAAAGGCGGTTTCGGCCGCCTTTTTTATTGCCCATTTTTATGACAGAGTGTGGTATAATATAAGTAGGATAAAAATGAGAAAAAGAAGAGTTCTTTGTGGGTGTTGCAAAACATTGATAAGAGAAAAAATGACAAATTGGCCGTGGGATCGCCGCTGGAAAGTTTATTACCCAAAAGGGTGTCCTTGCTATTGGCATACGCTTTCGAACGGGGTAATAGAAGTCAGCAATGTGCCGACACAACTGCCAGATTACACTATCGAGAAACATAACAGATTCGGTTTTTAGATGATTTGTTCAAAAAGATACTACCCAAAAAACAAGAAAAATATTCCTAAATCTTAGGATATCCCAATATCTCGTATTTGTCTTGAATCAGTTTTAACATATCCCGCCGCTGACGCTTATCCCCGACGAACGTAAAATAACGGTGCTTACCTTCTGTTTGTTCGACTTTGACATCAACGCCCATCTGTTTCAATTTCGGGATCGACTGCGTGCCGTATCGCCGCGTCATCGTCTGGTAAGGAACTTCCTGCCCATCGATCATAAATTTCCCAGTCTTTCTGCCCTTGCCCGTATAAACAAAATTCAGCGCCTGATAGATATAGCCTGCGTGGCCTTCTGCCGGATCAGCGTAGGAAACGATGATTGCGGGGGAAACCGGGAATTGCTTCAGAGTTTGTGAAATAAAATATGAAACCAGATTTCTTTCATCGTGTTTGACCAGTGCGATCCGATTCAGGTCGAACGTCGGGAACGGTTGGAATGCTTTGTTCAACATTACGGGCGGCGGCGCGTAAGTACAAGCGCCGACCATTTTATCCTCTTTGAACAGGCCGAATGCGAATTGAATCGCAGGCACGCGATGAAGGTAGTGATTTTCGATCATCCAATCCCTGACGGTGGTATTTCCCACTTGTTTTACGACGTAATCCTCAGCCAGTGCCTCGAAAATGACTTCCAATGATTCGACTATTTTGAACTTCACACTTTTATTTATCATTTTTATAACAAAGTGTGGTATAATATAGGTATGAGAACAATCATCGCTGGCTCCAGAACCATTACTGATTATTCGACCGTATTCAATGCGATGAATTTTTCGCAACTTAAACCTACAATTATTTTAAGTGGTTGCGCCGAAGGAGCAGATAAACTGGGCGAACGTTGGGCGAAGGAACATAATATTCCCATTGAACGATATCCCGCGAATTGGAATAAATATGGTAAGAAGGCTGGCTACCTTCGCAATGCTGAAATGGTCGAAAAGGCAGACGCATTGGTCGCAATCTGGGACGGAGTGAGCAGAGGAACGAAGCACACGATTGATCTGGCAAACAAAAAAGGAATAAAAGTGTTTATATATGAGTGGAGGAAATAATGAAACCAGCTTGACAAACGCCTCAAAAAGTGATATAATATAAAATGGAGGAAGGAATAAAAATGGGCTGGAATTATAGAATTGTAAGAAAAAAATATGGCAATGAATTTCAATTTGGAATTCACGAAGCGTTTTATAAGGACAAACAAAAAAAACCGTATGCTATTACAGAAGGCCCGATGGAACCAACGGGGGAAACTTTAGAGGAATTAAAAAAGGATTATAAACAAATGGCTGAAGCATTTAAATATCCAGTTTTGGATTATGATACAAGAAAAGAAATTAAAGAGGGAAGATGAATTTTATAGAAAGAGCAAAAAAAGAATTTTTTAAAAAATTCATCGGTGAACGCTGGAACGAATTGGAATTGCCGTTTATGATTGCCAAAATTAACGAATTTTGGGAAGAGAAAATAAAAGAGGTAATGGATTATCATGAACATCTATAGAATTTGGGGCAAAATAAACCCCCGCAACATTTATCATAATCTCAAAGACGGCATAACGAATCTTGTTTATTATTTTCCCGAAATCTGGAAACAGAGGGATTTTGATGGGGCATTTATTTATACACTTTTGCTCCGTAAAATGAAAAGGTTACAGAAACGGTCGATCTTTTGGGAAAAACATTTTGAAGGCGGTTATGTTCAAAAACGAGATGTCAATATCTGTGTTAAGCTTTTGGAAGAGATCATTGAGGACGATACCTTAAAATATATTCCAGAGGATTGTTTCCCAAAATCTCATACCGGGCCGTTCGATGAAAAGGGGTTTGCAGAATTTACCTTATATTGGGAATCCCCCGAAAAGGATAAAATATACCACGAAATGTCTGCGAAGGGCGATGAACGCTTAAAAAAAGTGTGTAGATTATTTTTCAAGATTATGGCAGAACGAATCGGTTGGTGGTGGGATTGATGATTCAGTCCGTCGAGTTAAAATTCTGGCCTTACAAAAACGAAATGCAGTTATTGAAGAAGCTCGAAGAAATCGGCAGAACGGCATATCTTTCCCACGATAAGGCAATCAACGACGCAACGACGATTCAATTTATCGATATGATTATTCGTAATAAACATTTGGGCATTCTGGAACACGAAATCATAACTTTTAAAATCATTACGAACCGTGCGATTGCGAATGAACTGGTGCGCCATCGGCACGCATCCTACGTGCAGGAAAGTTCCAGATACGTTAATTACACCAAAAAATCACCAGCATTCATCACCGATAAGGAAATGGATACGGTGGACAAGAAAAACGCCGAAAGAATGTTTGAAAATTATCGACGACTTATCGATGGTGGCATGACCCCTGAACACGCACGGGATTTTTTACCGTTGGGATTGAAAACGACTATTTATGCAACAATGAATTTACGCAGTTGGTTTCATTTTTTAGAAATGAGAAATACGCTTGCCGCCCACCCGATGATGCGACATTTGGCACAAAAAATACTTCATCAATTTGAATTTATCATTCCCGATATTACGGTCAGGATGATGAAAATTGATAAATAACAGTAAGATGCGAAGATTACGATTTTATCATATTTCGGGTGCTGCCTCTTTAATTGTAGCAGCTTGTAGTGCCATTTTTTCTGTTTATGGACTCTCGACTTTGTTCGCGGGGTCACGATTTGCAGTAATTATTATGACTTCTGCATTGGAAATGGCGAAAATTTTGTCGGTATCAATGGTTTACAATTACAGTAAAAAAATACCGAAATTAATTCGAAAATATTTATTTGGTGCGATTATAGTGCTGATGTTTGTTACGAGTTTGGGCGTATACGGATATCTCGCTAACGCTTATCAAAAGTCATCGGACGTAGTGAATACAACCGTCACCAAAGAAGTTTATAACGTCGAGCAACAAGATTTAGTTGCTGAACGAGTCAAGAATTACCGCGATCAGATTACCAGTGATAAATTAAGATCAAACACCATAAATCAGCAAAGAACAGCCCAGGAAGCGCGTTTAAACCGCGCCCAAGAGGCGCTGAACCGCCGAATGATCGATCAGGCAAGAAACGATATCAAGCAATCTGACGCTGAAATCAAGGAAATTAATACACGCATTGATAACGCATACAACGGAATATCAGCAGAAAATGCAAAATTAGATACCTTAAAAAAAGACAGTTTTAATATTAAAGAACAGGGCAGGACAGTCGATGTCGGCCCTCTTCGTTATTTATCAAGATTATTTTCGACAAGCATGGATTCCATCGTTACTATCTTGATTTTAATATTGGTATTCGTTTTCGACCCGTTGGCCGTCGTTTTATGGCTCTCGACCAATGCGATTGCGAAGTCGGAACGAGAACAGAAATCGAAACAAAAAATACTGATTAAGGAGCTTCCCGAAAAGAAGGAAGACCTTAAAACAATGATTCGAAATTTATTTAAAGCTTGGAAGGAACAAGAAAAACCATAAATAATATTATGAAGTTTAAAATCAATGAAAATTTTTTGCAGACTTTGGAAAAACTAAAACAGGGAAAATACGACCAATTGACCCCTGAAGAAAAAGCAGAAATCGACGCTGAATATCATTTTTTCCTTAAAGCGAACCAGGGAGAGGAAGATAATTTACACGCTTGGAAACAATGGTTAAATGGTGTTCTTGGTGATTTAAACGATCCCGATTATTTCCAAAGACCCCACAAAAAGAAAACGGACAAAGAAAAAGAAGAAAAAGAAGAAGCAGAAGAATTCATTAGATATGCAAAAAACAAAGGAATAGAAGTTAAATAATTTTTCCTTAAAAATGCCGCGTTACACATCAAAAACTGGTAGAGATGTCTTGTTAAGATTTAAAGGAATAATGATAACTGTGCCCGTTGACGGTTATTTCGAAACTCAAGTTGAAAATTTGGAAGATTTATTCCCACAACAAGTAAGAAAAGACGAAGGTGTGGTCTGGACAGGTGAAACCGTGATGTTTGAACCTAGACCGAAAGAAATACCGATGACAATTCCAAAACCTATTGATGTTCCTATTATTCATCCAATAGAAATGGCACCACCGAAACCAATAATAATTCCTGTTATTCACGATCTGCCAGCACCTAACATTAAGGACTTTAATGTCCAGGTAATTCACGATTTGCCAGCACCAATAATCAAAAATATTGATATCCCTACACTTACAAAACTACCAACCCTACCTATTAGAAACATAGTTGTCAAACAAAAACAAGCAAAAACAATAAATAACATTGTAAAAGAAAACGAGGGCGATCCTGATTTGAAAAGTTTTTTATCAATGATCGAAAACGTCCTTGTCGAAAAATGATTTAAAGGAGGCAACAAATGCCGATGTATCAGAATTACAAGAATCGTGAGGTCACAATTTTCCTAAACAACGCAGTGCCCATCAAATTTATGCCAGGCGAACACAAATTTTTGGTTCAAGAAGGGTTGGAAAAGCAATACGCAAGTTATTTGAGGGTAGTTAACGTAGTTAAAGAAGGGAAAGACGGAGCAAAAAAGAAGGCAGAAAAAGGGCTTATTAGTGAAGTAAAACAGCCCGACAAAAACAAAGAGTTGACGAAAGAGCCAGTCGAAGAAGCAGCAAAGAAGGGAAGAGTAATCACAGAAGCACCAAAAGTCGCTGAAGGTTACAATCCGTGGATCGGTGAAACAACCGTGGCAAGCACGGGCAGACAGGGTAAAGAATAAGGGTAAAGTGTAATGGCCGTAAGCGAACAAATCAAAACGGTAATAGAATTCAAAGATTACATCCGCACAAAATTAGGGGCGCCGAAAACAAGAGTCGAACTTGCTGACTCTCAAATAGAGACAAATCTTTATGACGCTATGCAATTGTTTCGAGAATATGCGACAAGTCGGGGTAATACGAGAGATTTTATTGTTATTGATTTGGTTGCTGGCACGTCGGATTACACTTTACCCGATTACGTAATGCAGGTAGGTTACGATAAAACGAGTCAGACGGTTTCAGCATGGGTATTGGCGCAATTATCAGGATATGCGGCGAGTGATGTATTGTCGTTGAAATCATTCGATATGGTTTCATTTTATATGTTGCAGCAATGGCTTCATTATTTGAAATACATCACAGTATCGAAGTTCCGGTTATTTTTCAATTCCAACACAAAAGTGTTGCATATCGCACCCGTGCCCGACGATTCATTATTGAAATTGTTCGTTGAAATATTCCGCTCAGCATCGACTGACGAATTGCTTAATGAACGATTTATCCGCGAATACACACTCGCATTATGTAAGATCAATTTGGGTGAGGTCAGGTCAAAGTTTCAAAGTTTGCCAGGATTTAATAACGCAGTTTCATTAAATGGCGAAACGCTGAAAACAGAAGGAAAAGAAGAAAAGGAAACGTTAGAAACCGACCTGATTAACAACTTTAAGTGGAGTTCGCCGCCGTTCCCAATTTTTAGAAGCACTGATTAAAACTTATGAAAGAATTTTAAAAGGAGAATAACAATGGCACAACAACGCATGCCACAGAGGCCCATACCTTATAATCCAAGAAATTATTTGCGTCCAGGGCCAAAGGCAAAAATTATCGACCTCAATAGTATGATGAATACTTGGGGCAAAAACCAAGCAAAGTATAAGGAAGGCGATCTATTTGTTTCCAAAAAAATCCTGCAAAATCTTGAAGCCGCTGAAAGTTTCGCAGAGGTCGTCGGGCAAGATAAATTTCGCAAGAGCCTCAAAAAGATCGTCGATATCGTATCAGGAACGAAGGGCGAGATATCGTATATGTTCGAAGGGGCGCAGGGATTTCTTGATGAAACACTGCTGGATCAGAACTATATCCATCATTATAAAACGAACGTGTGGGATTATTACCAAGAAAAAGGCAAAAGCGCAGAAGAGAAAACAGAAAAATCATAAATATAGGTGAGCAAATTATTATTTAAAATTTTTTAGCTCAAGGAGGCTTAATTTATGGCACGATTTGAATACGTGAATGATACGATTCAAGAACTTTACGTGCAGACCTTTACAGCCAGTGTTACACCTGGTGCCATCCGCGAAGTCAGAGTGCTTCGCCAGTCAGTTTCTCCTATAGTTGCAGCGGGAAACTGGTCAGCGACGGCAGTAACGTTAGGATTTACTACTTTAACAGGAACCGTTCCCCCAGCAGGGGTTTTTCTTTGCGGAACCGAAAAAATCCAATACGGTGCGATCACTTGGACATCAGCGACGGCAGGGTCTTTCACGTCATGCAAGCGTGGGTGGGAAGGAACGACAGCAGCAATCCACCTGGCAAATGTCCCAATTTATTGGGGCGACGCATTTTCATTAATTAACACGAACGTAGCGATTAACGCATTAACAATTCCGTTTATCAGTTTGGACAGACCAGGACAAGTTCCCGAAACGGGCGTTGTTTTCATCGAGAATGAATGGGTTTGGTATGGCGGCGTAACCTATACCAATGTTGGGAAAACCGCAGGTAATCTGTTGTACTGCTTCAGAGCATACGACGGAACGACTGCAGCCGCACACAATGGAACCGTAAACAACATCCCTATTCGCTTTGAGCACATTTTTAATCATCGTGAGAATGTCGCACTTTACAACTACGCATCCAACAGCACCTTCAATCTTTTTTACGGATTTAACCCAACCATTGATATCAATGGGACAAACGCATTACCATTAGCGTTTAACGAATCAGTAGTAATTCCGTTAGGCCCAAGAAACAGAGTTTACGTAATTATCCAAGTGGGTGGGCGCGCTACAGGGCCGGTCGCAGTAGCGGAGTGGAGGTAACAGATGGCTATGAAACTTATTGAAGCTAATTACAATCGGCATGAATTTGAGAAGGACACCTTCCAAGATGCGATCATTTATACCTTGACTTTTAATGCTGGTGGTGTAGCAAGAAAAATCACAAACGCAGCGCTAACCTCTTTTGGTGTAGACGCAATCGCCGCTGTAACCACAACTCAGATCACGTTTGACACATTGGTAGGAAACCTGCCGTGGTCAAGCTATTCCAAATTCGCATCACCGTCAGCACCCGCAGGTGGGCAATTCCAAGGGCTTCCTACCGCATCCCTTCCAAAAGCAGGAGCAATCACAATTACAGAAGGTTTTGCAACAGAAGTTATGTATTACGGATCGATCACGTGGACATCAGCGACGGCAGGCACATTCAACAATGTTAAACGCGCAGCAGCATCTGGTGGGACATCTTATGTTTTTACAGGCGCAGCAACGGGCACATTCACCAATGTTATCCCTGTTCGTGAGAAATTGACTATTTGGAATCGCACAGGCAGCAACATTTATCTTGGCGACAGTGCGGCTATCGCAACTACTCCTGTGAACGCTGTTATTTTGGGCGGAACCACTTTGGCTGTTCCCGCAGGCGGAATGTGGAGTGTTTGGTTAGAACCACTACAGGAAGTTTGGATTATGACAGCTGTAGGCGGATTGGTCAATATCGCCGAGTACAGGTAAGGAGGAATGACAATGAAAATGACAACAGAAGAAATCATCAAGGCCTATGACGAGCAAGTATTGGAAGAAGTTGCCGACATCGAGAGAAAGGATAAACAGATCAAGGTGATGGCAGATTCTCGCAGAAAGTCTCTTGACAGAAAAGAAAAAATCGAGGAAATTAAAAAGAAAATTCTCGAAAGACGCAAACTCGTAAAAGAGAAGGCGGAAATGGATTCAAAAACCAAAAAGGCACTAAAAGAGGACGACGAAAAGGAACTTCCAGAAGAAGAATTTGAAATTGAAGTTGAAGACGAAGAAGACGTTGAAGACGAAGACGTTGAAGACGTTGAAGACGAAGAAGACGTCGAAGATGAAACAGAGGAAGAGGAAGAACCAGTCCAAAAAGAATCCAAACGTCAGGATATTTTGAAGAAAATCGTTGAAAGAAAGCGGGCAGATATCCTAAAGAACATCAAAGAGAGAAAAGAAGCAGCTGAAAAAGTGCAACCAGTAAAAGAGAAAAAAGAAGTCC